TTTATTCATAATATACATACTACGCTTTGGATCTGAATAATGTACAGGAATAAATGAGTTAAATTCAGACGCCCTTCCAACAATTACATCTGCAACTGCTTTTTCGTCTGGCTCTGTTGTTATTTTAAATAATAAATCTTCTCCATTTATTGCATATACTTTTCCATTATCTCCTTGTGCAACAAATGAATATTCTTTATTTTTAATTTTGTTTAATAAATTATTAGCATCAGTTTCTGATATTTCATTTAATATGTTTTTTAATTTAATCAATATGATAATCCTCCATATGTATTAGAATTATTTATATTAAAATTTTGATTTGTGCTATCCAAACTAGATCCAGATTTAATAGGTCTAATGTCTAAATCCATTCTAACTAAAAAATTTATATCAACATCATTACGTTTTTTTATTGGTTGTCCCAATTTTCCAATTGCTAATAAAGTTCCAGTCGAATTATATAATCCTATTGATGTAATATATGGGGAAAACTCACTCCCAGTTAAATAGTTTAAATATTGAATATTTGAATCATTATGTGCACTATGATTATTAGTAACATTAAAGTCACCTGCATCAACACGACATAATGTCGACATTTCATATGATGTAATTGTACTTTGATAACTTGCAGTATATTTTGTAGATAATAAATTATTATATCTATAATCTGGAGTTGATATAACAATAAATCCTTTTTCAGAAAATATATTTCCAATAATATTTGTTTGTAATAATCCTCCACCCTCGCTACGGTCCGATAAAGTGCTTATTTCCAATTGTGATAATGATTTATTATAAATCCTAATTTCATCTAAATATCCTTGTAGATTAGTGCTATTTGTGTTATAACCGCCAATACTTAAATGATAATTGTTATTAATAAATGTTGGAGAATTTATATATGTATTTAAATTATCACGAAGAAAATCAAAACTACCAGATGAATGTTTAGTTCCATTAATATACATCTCAATATCACTACCAGTTTTTTGACATACTACATGAGTCCAAGACGAAGAAACGTCTGTAGAAGATGTTATTAACGCAATTAAATTAGAATTATTACCACGTATACTAAATTTAATTTCATTACTTCCGCTTAATTCAATATTAAAAGGACATGGACTTCTAGTTATTTGATCTGCTTTTGTTAATATCAACTGATCATTATTTGTACTATTTGTTCCTGATATAAAAAATGATATTGCATAATCATGTTGTTTATCATATATTCCTTCTAAACTAGATGATATATAACCATTTCCGGAAAATAATGCCGATAATCCTATAGATTGTTGATTTCCATTATTCGTTGTTACTCCAGAAACATAATTAATATTTTGCGATTCATATGTTATATTTGAAGAATCAAAATATTTATTAAATCCTTCATAAAAATTTAATGTATCAGGAAAAGATTCTATATTAATATTTTCATCAAATATTTTTCCAGATCTATTAGATTTTAAACTTAATGATGCACTATTATATGTAAATGAATCTTCTTTAATTTTTTGTCCCATTTTCTTTTGAGGTATACTAAAAATAGAAGATGTTTTATATAAGAATATTTCCGTATCATATGAATCTTTATAAAATAATTGTTGCAATGATTTATAAATGATTGATTTATATGTATCATTTAAATTTTGTTCACCCCAATTTAAATTATTTTCTGGTATATTTTCTGTATAATATGCGTTTAATGGTGTATATAACGAAGTACTTCCAGAATACATATAAAACGTTTTGTTTAATTGCATTGGAGTAAATTTTAAATCAGTAGGATTTACTTTTTTTAAAGCTTTTACTGATTCACCAGTATATTCTGTGATATCTGACATATAAACTCTGTTATTTTATAATAAATATAACAGACGGAAAATACGTGTAATTAATAATCTAATTTAACACGAATATTTAATTCTGATTTTTTGTCTTTTTTGATTGGTTTACTTAGTTTTGCAACAGCTAATAATTCTTGTTGATCATTATATAATCCGACTGTAGTTATATATGATACTGGGTCTGTCCAATATCCTTGATTTGCAATTTCAAATTGAGTTCCAGTTACATATGATGGATTATTTGAATAATTATAATCTGCATTATTTAATCTAACAAAATACATAGTGCTACTAACAGTTTCTTTATTTCTAGCTAAAAACGATCCTGACCCCGCAGAAGCAGATCCAGAAACAGAATGAAACAATCCATAATGGTTACTTCCAGCTGCATTAGAACCTGTATTTGTTTTAAATCCTAACTCATTATCTAATTTTCTTCCATCTAATATAATAACGCTATGTTGTGGATAAACTTTACCATAATATTCAGGAGCAGTTGAATTAAAAATTCCATTTGAAATACTTCCAGAAACAATATCATATGAATCTGCAATTTCCGGTGTAGATGTTGTTTCTGTTGATGAATTATCAATTAGTTTTATATGAGAAGGTCCTATTACAACACTTCCTGTTGCATCTGTATCTCTAGATGTAATACCACTTAATGGTAATTCCCAATTACCTGGATCTAATCTTTCTTTTGATCTTGCTCGTTGCAAATTTATTACATATATTGAATCCGTAGTATAAACACCGGATCCGGTTTTAAATGTAAACGCATTTACTGTCTCATCCAATAACAATTGCTTATATTGTGAATATATTGCTTTACTAGGAGCATCTCCTAATTGGCCGCCACCATTATTTAATGATCCGCTACCTCGTTGATCACCATATGCTAATGCAAATTGAATAGCAGATCCAGTTGCTACAGGATCTTTTTGATATACATTAACATAGTATGCTTTTTGAGAAACTGATAAATTTGATGCGGTAAAAAATGTAGATAATAATGGCTGATCATCACTCCATAATGCGTCTGTTATTGTTTCTTGAGATGAATCAATAATATCTCTAGTTGGATCCAATTGTTGAAATGATAATGATTGTCCTTGATTTGGTAGTTGTTTTAGTAAATTTATCATAGTTGTTCTCATTTTAAATAGTCAAAGTTGTTGAGGCAGTAAACGTACGTTTTGCTTGTGTTATATTAACAGTTACTTCTCCACCAGTTTCATTTGCAAAAAACGTAATTGTTGTAGATCTAGTTTGTGATGTAGAAGGATTTGGATTCAATGTTAAATTAAATCCGCCTAAACCAACGATTGCTACAGAAGTTGCATCTCCAGTTATTCCAGGAGCTACATTACTTAATGCTTGTCCTGTTGCTGCGGTTAATGTTCCTATTGAACTATTAGCTAAAACCGCTGTATATCCTAATGTTGAATTTGCATTTGAAAAGTTTAATGTTGATACATTAAATGTAAGTGTTGATCCATTTCCTGATTGCGAACCAATTGTAGCTGGAGCAACTGAAACTTTTGGTAAATATTGTGCATTATTTCCAGGTAATGTTAATAATCTATATTTTAAAGCTTTTGTTTGATCTGGAATTGCTTCTGTTACTGGCATATTTTCAATAACATCTCCATAAAATGCTGTACCTCTAGTATCATTTGGATTCCATAATGTATAATCTATTTCATCATCACCTAACGCAAATTGTGTAATATTAAAAGCAGTTCCTCCTTGTGCTAATAATTCACGACCTTTATTTGTTAATATTGCGTCGACTGTTATTGATGTATTATCTAAATATCCCATATTAATATCCTTTTGTTTTTAATAAATATTGATCAATTAAAAATTTGATTGATTTCCTCTGTTAGATTTATAATTACTAGAATTTGATGTATTTTGTTTTATTACTGGTGGTGTTTGTATTTCATTTTCAGTATTTCTATTTGTTAATGAATTACTTTTACTAATAGAATTAAATTTATTAACTATTTCAGTAGGATCATTTTCTGATACAATTATTTCTGGCTCTTCTTTAATTGTTATTTCTTTATCACGTTCTGTACTAAATACTCCTTTTTCAGAATTTACACTACTAACTAATTCATTTGGATTAACTGTTACTTTTGTAACTACCGGTGCACCATCTGGAAAACTATTAGTTGGAATATTAATACCAGGTCCGGTTAATTTACATCCTTCAAATCTATGTCTTCGTTGACCTATTGTTGCAACAGAAATTCCTGCAGATATATTAATATTTGTACTTAATGGTGATATACTTCCTGTATACATATCTATAGGACGCATTTCTCCTTGTATTTTATTAGATATACCAGATAATAAAATATCTTTATTATTTAAGATTGCATTAATATTATCATACGAAGTAGGTATTTCCGGAGAAGCATTTAAAGAAGACGTATAACTATTATTTTTTATTTCAACTGGTTTACTATATACCGCTTCTTTACTTCTTTCTAATAAATTTGGTTGTACTAATAATCCTTTAATTTTATCAGCTCTTGCAGGTAATACTTGATCAAGTTGTTTAAAAAATGATAAATCAAATAAAGTAAACATATTGATAAATGCATTTAAATTATTTTTTCTACTATATTTTTTCCAATATGATTTAGAAAATTGTATTAATTCTGGATATGATTTTTGAGATTGATTTTCTGGATCGCCAATATATTGATCTAATCTTACATATCCTAACTGTGCTATTATATCTTCATCTATAGTTGTTTGTGGAGAATAAAATACTCCTAATTTATTCGAATCTAATGGAGCTTTATCATATTGAGATAATGAAGCTCTTGTATCAGAACTCAAACTACCAATAAGTTCATTAGATTCAATTCTAATTTTATTGTCATCATATGTCCCAGCTCCTATAGAAATGCCATCATAATAATATGTTTCTTCTAACGAATCATATGGAGTATCAGAACTCCATCCTATAAATGAAGCTGAAATATTTGATGTTTTTGGTTCTACACCAAGTAAACTTCCAGTTTGTGAATGATTAATATTTTCATTTAATGGAAGTCTAAATAATAATTCATCATATGAACTAATATTACCATCATATGATCCTGGAGCTTTTGTGTGATTTTCAAACGGAGAATCTTGCAAGCTTGAAGACCACAATCGTAATTCTTGTAATTGTCCTTTTAATCTTGTCGAACCTCCTAATGTCAATGTTCCTGTATTAGAAAAATTTCCTGTTATTGATGAAGAAACTGTAGCTACAATTTTTCCATATTTTGATTTTTGTACTAATAACTCTAAAGTTCCAGAAGATCCACTTCTTAATAATGTATTTAAATATTCTCCATTATAACATTCTATTTCTGAAGTTGCATTTCCGTTAATACTCAATGTTCCTAATGTTCCACGAACAAAATCAATCGTTACATCATATGATCCGATTGAATATAAATTCATTGAACTAGGAACTGTTGGATTATTTAATACGTCATCTACTTTAAATCGTAATTCAACAGACTTAATTGGTTGATCATAATCAACTCGTACTGTCCCAGCATTATTATTAATTAAATCTAATGAATAATCAAAATTTAATTTTTCATATATAGGCTTTCTATCTATTCTAGGACCACCATATTCTTTAATTGTAATTAATGATTGTGGTACTCCATAACATGCTAGTAATGCTTGAATACTTCTTTTAGTTCCTTTTGATTTTAATAATCCTGGAATATTATTAACTATTCTTCTCCATACTTGAAATGTCATTTCACGACCTGGTAATGACTCTTCACCTACAGTATTAGATCCAGTTAACGGTGTTCCAGATTCATTTGTTCCTAATACATATTCCCATAGATTTTGATATTGATGTCCGTTTGTTAATGTCCAACCAAATTGTTTTGCTACTGAATATAATAATTCATTAGGCATTCCAGATTCTGGATGTTCATCTCGATTATTAATTTTAGTCATACAATGAATATACGAATGTAATATATCATAATGATGTCCTAACATGTTAACAAACACTTCAAGTTGTTCATTATTTTCATCTAATAAAATAAATTCTGGAACTGCTTTTGTTAGTCGATTATTATTTCTTAAATCATATAATGAAGCAGATTCATATAATCCTGAATACCATGATTCAAATATACTACTAGTTACTGAATATAACTGATATGGTCTAGAAATGTTACTTTTTGGAGATGGCGTTATATAACTACCAGTTAAAAAACCAACATTAGGATTTATACTAGGAATATCATTACTAAATAATCCAGAAGAAGACTTATAATATAAAAAGTTTTCAAATTCATCAAATGTTCCAATTAAATTATTATATAATGAAGTATAATCATTTGCATTAGTTACCGCAGTGCCTCCTGATATATTTGCAGATGATGCTGACTGAGCGGTATAATATTCTAATAATTCTAATTTATATTTAAAATTTGATAATCGTTCAGTAGCTGAACTATAAAATATAAAGTTATTAAAATCTGTATAATCAATATTTAAATCTATTCCAGACAACGATCCAGAAAAATATGAATCAATAATTTGTTGAGATGTTTGTAATGATGATCCTAATAATTGATTCCAATTTTTTAATGATGTTTCAGAAGATTGTATTGTTTCATCATATGCATCCCAATTGATACTATTTAATACATTATATTGTATTTCAATTTCTTGTTCGGATAATGCTACATTATCAATATATGGTAACTGTGTTTCACAAACAACCCAACATTTGAAATTTTCTTTGAATATATCAGTGTCTATTGGTTTATATGTTTTAATAAATAAGTATTTTCCTATAATAACACTATTAACAAAATGTATTGTTTGATTTTTTCCAAAGTTTAATAAATAGTTTTTACTTGTTTGTGTATTAAATACTGTTTGATTAACATTATTTATCCAATCGGTTACTTGTAATAAATGTTGACTATTTGTTTCATCTAATAATCGTAACCTAATTTCTGTTTTATCAGCTGAAACTTTATCAATTACAAAAGAAGGATTGTCATAACTTCCAATTTTATTTTCAAAGAAATTAACAGCAAATTTATAATTACCAGAAGTTAATTGTAAATCAGAGAATTGTTGATATACATCTAATGTATGAGCATTATTTAAAAATATTGGATTGTTATTTTCATTAATTTTTTGACCAGTAAATGCAGATAAATTTACACTGTTATATTTTCCAGTAATCCAATCCTCTCCGGAGTATATATGAAATTCTGTGTCATGATATCCAGTATCAAATATATATTGTTGGTTATTTCGTAAAAATATATTACGATCTATGTCCCGGTATCTATAACCTTCTAAAGCATTTAAGCTTTCATTTATTTGTTTGATATTTGAATATTGTGTTATCATAATTAGTCAAATGGCGGTCCTAATGGCATTGTTATTGTAGTTAAATCAGGAATTGTTTCAAAATGTATTGAAGCGGCTACTATATTATAGCTTGATACTATTCCTGGAGTTTGTTGATATGTCCATCCAATAAAATATACATCTAAAGGAAAACTTGTAGACTGATTATTTAAAAATTGTATTTCAAATTGTTCTCCTGTATTAGGAGTAAATCCATTCGGAAATATGTCAGTTATATTTAAAGCCCATCCTCTATAATTATCTCCAGGTTTTTCTGGACATAATAAATCTACAGAACTAGTACCACTTTTATTATTATATCTATCACGCAATTGATTTGTGATATTTGTTCCATCATGTAACAATCTATATTTAGTACCAGTTTTAGTAATATTTAATGTTACTTTATACCATATGTATTTTCCATCTCCAGTTGCAGCTAAACTTTCTCCATTCATACCTACATAAGTATTAGCATAAGTTCCAGCCATTTGACCTAAATTACTTATACTATAACTGTCTTCAGATCCAGATAAAACAGTATATCGATAAACAGCAGCTCCTGTTGAAATATATTCTTGAGGACTTACAAACGTACCAGTAGTGTCAAATTTCAATCTTTCGCCAACTGCAACTGGTACAACTCCTTCATTAATAATTACATCTTTTACCAATGATGCAGCTGTAGCTACCGTACCATCGCTTCTATATGGTCCGAATGGATCATTATCTGAAATAATATTATAGTTGCTTAAATCACTTGTAGTATTATTAAAATTTGATATAGAAATGCCAATATAACTATTTGCTGCAGAAAATTCAGATGCAACAAATTCAGCATATCGAAGCATTCCTAATTTTTCTCGAATGCCATCATATTCCATTCTTCCAAATTTTGGTCCATTTATTGTTAAATTTTTTCCTGCAGGAATTGTAGTTGGATCTCCATTGTTGTAAATTGAAGTTTTAAAACTAATTTTGCCATAAACATTTCCTTCTAGAAATGCATCGTCTGGTGTATAATTATCTCCAGTTATATATCCGTCAAATACAGATATTGGTACTGTTGTTACAGTAACTTCATTATATCCACTAAAATTATTTTCTCCTTCATCCTTACCAACAATTGTTCCTGCAATATTTGCAAATGGCGGCAAATTATTTTTCAATGCCCAAGTACTATCTGCAACAATTAAAAAAAGTCTTTTCTTTCCAGCTTGTACATAATATCTATTAGTTGTTCCGGTACTTGGTTTAATTAATTTTCCGGAATATGGATCATTATTTATTGCAGCATCAATATCAATATCTAATATTGATTCGTCAAATTCAATATCGTCGACAGTTGTTGATATTTGAGCTGGAAATTTAAAATATCTAAATTGAGTGTCAATTGCAGATACTATCGATCTATTTGTAAAATTATTACTTATATTTTCAATTACTAGTAATTCATTGTTTTCATTTTCACGTAAAGATATATTACCTTTAGCATCCCTAGAATTTACAAATGAAATATTTGACTTATATAAAGATCCACTAATACGATATTTTTCATATTCAGCTAATTCTGTTAATGATGGAACATATGGTTGAGGTTGTATAGAATTAGAAGTAACTGGAGTCGTATTATTTGATCTTCCTACTAATGCTGTACCGACAACTGTTGTTTGATTTCCAGAAGTAATTGGAATTAATTTTATACTACCACGATCGTGGATTGCTCCGGTCATATAATCACCATTTGCCATGATATGATATGGACCTATATAATCAGCTCCTGTTGTACTAAGTGTAAATTGTCCGGAAACTGCAGTTTGTACAGTGTTTGCTGGCGCATTAATTCCTTGTGGACCTGGAGCATAACTTCCTCCTTGAGAAATTCTTGGATATAGTTTTAATTTTTGTATCAACATGTTATCTTACTACTTTAAAATATAAATCATCATCGATAAAATCTTCATAAAATCCAGAAACAACTTTAAATGCTAATCTATAATATCTTTCTGGCATTAATCCGGTCATATCAATATTGATAAAATTACTAGTTGAATCACAACTTATTTTTGTATATTGAGAATCATATGGAACTATAATTTCATCTGTTGCTGCGTCTATAATAGAATATAATGTATTAGCTGGTAAATATTTTACTGTTTGTTGTGGAAATACATTTGTTGGCGATTTTTGTGGATATTTATCACGAGCATAAATTCTAATTTTATTAACACTAGTGTCTTTATATTCTTTTTGTAAGCTAGTATATATTTTATATGAATCAATATCAAATTCTGTTAAAGTACCATTATTAAAAGTTGATTTGTCAAATAACATTAATATTCTAGGAACATATATAGTATGAGTTTCTCTACTAAAAAATCTTATATATCCGGTTTGATTAACATCACTTTCATCAGCTTCAGAAAACTTTAAAAGGAATCCGTTATTTGGAACTGTAACTCCTCCACTACCACTTATCCATGTTTTAACTGCACCTGTTACGTCCATATTAATATCAGTTGGTCTTGTGCTAAACGATTCTGAAATACCTGTGCCAATTCCTGGTTGGGTATAAAATGATTGGGAATAAAAACTAGAACTATAAAATCCATCTGATATTTGATAAAGCCAACTACCACCTTTACCAGATCCAGATGCATATAAATCAGTTCCAGGTATATTATAACTTTGAGACCCAGATGTCCAACCACTTCCAGATTTTGGAGTATTCCAACAAACACCATCTGTAATAGCTGGGTTACTATTTTGAAATCCTGTTCCATTATTCCATGAGTCAGTAACTATGTTTGCGTCTATTGTATATTGAGCTGGTAAATTTTTTGCATTAGTAGTATATAATTGCAGCATAAATTTACAAGTATCTAAATCAACAGAATATTTTTGTAATGCCGTAGTTATTTCGTTCATATCAAATTGAACTATAAATCGAGAATCTAAATAATTCTCGCCAGACGTTGATAAACGTTTTCCAACTTCTAGTATTTCGTCAATACCGGTATTATACGTAGGCAATGATTCATATAATGTTGCGTCAGCTGATGGATAAATAATTTTAAACATATGTTACCTTAAAAATTTACTACTTTACCTTTTATATCACGATTTAAATATTTTATTTCAAAGATAGCAGGATCAAGTGGAGGATATATTACTCCTTGTTTAGTAGCAGATGTTATATCATACACATTCCCAGAATAACCTTGGGCAGTATCAAATTGATTTTTAAATGTTACTCCAACTACATTTTGAACTCCAGGAACATTTCCTATTTCATTCATTACTTCTGTTTTAACAATTGGTTGATTTATTTGCCATCTATCAATATCAAAATATTTTTTCATTGCATCTACACAATTTAATAATACTTCATTTGAATTATAATTATTTCTTATAATAATTTCAAAATCTAATGCTATATTAACTATTAATGCATCTTGTATATTTACAGCATCTGTTAATATTCTATAATATGACAAATAATTTTGTAAATTAGATTTTATTGCATTATTGAGTTGTGTTAATTGTTTTGATCCATTAAATCCTAATACATGTAAATTTAATGCTAATGGATTTGCAACTCTACTTGAAATGAATTTATTTTGAGATAATTGATCGTCTGGAACAATATATGCTTTTGATACACTACCAAATTTTGATGGCATTGCATAACATCTAATAATATAATCATCTTTTGTTACTAATCTATTCTGAGTTGCAAAATTAGACATTGCATTATTTTTTATATCCTGCACTGTATCAGCACTTTTACCACCAGAAGAAGGATTAGGATTATTTACTGCTAAACTACTTTTTGCAAATCTAATCATACCAGCATTAATAGTTGAATTTGGGTCATCATAATATTCTACAAATTCGACATCTGTTACTAAATCAGATGTAATATTATCACTAACTCCTTTACCTGTTGTATAAGTAACTGTTAATGTTGTATTTGAAGGAGCTTGTCCATATGTTCTAGTATATAAAAAATTTGAAGGATCTATATCAACATTAACTCCATGTCCCATTCCTTGTAATCCATTTCCTACATTTTTAGGATTTGGAATAATTTCTTCATCATTATTATCACTAATACCAGCGCCAAATTGTATTTCTAATGTATTATCGCTACGCAATCTTGTAATAAATCTTTTTGCAGTTTTCTTTAGTTTTAAAAGATATGGGGATGAATCTCTATACTGAGCAAAATCAGGATCATTTTGTATTAAATTTGGAACTTCTTCAAAAACCGTGTCTTGTCCCAAATAAGGAACTTCTGTCCATACATCACCATCTGATTCAGTAATGCTAATAATATTAATAATATTAGTATCTGTTATAACAACTTTATCATATTGTTTAGGAGATGTAAAATTAAATGTTGCTGTTTTAACTGCGCCAGACACCGCAGGAACTTGTTTTTTTAACAAATAATATGTAGGTTCATTAGTAGATTCATCACTTTCATATACGGTTACTTCGGTTGGATTTATTGACGAAGAAGTTTCAAAATCTACTTCTGTTAATGTTCTAAATTCAACAGATCCATTATTTTGTTTAGCTCGCAACCCAGATTTAATTGATAATGCAAATGTATAATCTGGTTTATTATTAACACCGCTACCAATTGCAGGAACTAATTGAAATACGTCTAATGTTACATATGAAGGAATAACATTTTTTGCATTATATCCTAAAGCTTTAGCTAAATCATATATATTTTTTCTTTCTGATGCTTGTTCTAATAATGATTCTTTTAAATTATTATCAGCATAATAACTTAACACATCTCCAACATATGCAGCCATTTCCATAAACAACATTCCAGGTGAAGATTCATTAAAATCAGTGTAATCGTTTGGAAAATATTGCTTTGTAAAATCTATTAGATTTTTTCTAAATTGACCAAAATCTTTTCCTAAATATGATATATCTTTTGTTACTTCCATATAATCCTTATTCAATTTTTACAATGCCATTTTGATCTGCAAAAATTATTATAGTTTGTTCAGATCCAATTCCAGTAACTGTAAATCCAATTGATATTTTTATATCATGAGTAAGATTATTATCATCTTCAAATGTAACTATATCTAATTTAGATATGTCAATATATGGTAACCAAAATGCAACTGCAGATGTAATTGTATCTTCGATAAAGCTTTTTAATTCACTAGTTATTGGTTCAAATAATACATTTAATAAATCTGTACCAAAATTTGGTTGTTCAAATCGTTCCCCTTTTCTTGTTAATAATAAACTTTTTATATTTGTTAATGCTTGATCATTTGTTGTAAAACTTTTTACAAAAATTCCTTTGCCATTAAATGGAAATTTAACTCCAATTGCGACATCCGGATTTTTAGTTATATCATTAGCTGTTACAACTTGATATGCCATTCATTACCTTTTCTTTTTATTATCAATTGCTTTCATTAATGCAGAATAATCTCGTGTCATTGCTTTTTGTATTGTAGGATCTACTTTTAACGACTTACCAGATTCTGGATCTGTCATAACAGCAGTTTGTTGAATATTTCGTTGCATTCCAAATCCTTGAGCATTTGCTGATGTCATTACTATATCTTCTGTCATTAAATCTTTATAATCACTAGCATTTTTATGCTCTGTTAATTTACTAGTTTCATTTAATATATTTGCAAATTTTGTCTTATTAAAGTTAACTGAATTTTTTGTAGTTCGAACAACAGGCTGAACTGTCTCTGTAACTTCAGTATCTTCTGTTATTGTATTAATCGTAGACTTTAATCCTTCTTGTAAAATTTCTGTTAATTCTTGTTTTATAACAGAACGTATTTCTTCTTGTATAACTTTTCTTAAAGTTTTGATAAATTTTGATTGTTCCATTCGTTCTTCTTTTTTAATAAATATTACTATTAATAATTTACGGGCGTTCCCCACCCATTATTTGTTTTAGGTCCGTATATATGTTGTCCATTTGTATCAACATAATAATCTCCTACTTTTCCTAGATCATCATTTGGAGGTACTATACCTTCATATGATTGTGCAGGTGCTTCTTGTAACGATGTTAATAAACTTTGTTGTGAGCTTACAAGATTATTAATAGTATCTAGATGTTGTTTCATGTCAGATACCGATACATTTTGTTGTGTATAAAATTCAGTACCTATTGTATAATCATCATGACGACTCCCGGTAGATCCCCAACCGACACCATTTACATTATTATATCCTTCTCCTGACCATATCCATGTTCCTTTTCCATCATCAAATGGAGATTTGGGTGTAGGAGGCACACCAATTGGCGATCCTAAATCACCAGATCCAGATATTAATATCCATGAACCACCAGGATATCCTGGTATAGAATCACTATAATCTAAATTATTAAGAGCATTTTGAAGTCCTTGTGTTCCAGATATACCTATATCATTTGCATTTTGATTACAAGCTTGTCCTATTATATTTGCAACAGGAACTAAACTTTCAATAAGTTCATTTAAATTTGCATTTATTTTTGGACCTAATCCTTTAATCAATTTTTTAACAGCTTCTCCTGCATTTGCAATAGTTAAGTTTTGAGCTAATATCAATTCTGGAATAATTACCATGGGAGCAGTTAATGGATTTAATAATTGAGCAGCTTTAATCGTATTTGCAATTCCAATAATAGTTTGTAGCCCAGATGTAATTTTATCAATAATTGGTATAATATCTTGTAGTTTTGTTATTAACTTATTTACCTGTTCGATTCTTTTACGTAATGCCTCTATTCTAGGATCATCACATTTTATATCATCAGGTAATGCTACCGCTTCTTGAATTGCAATAGTTACATTAAATGTAATATTATCTAATAGGTTGGAAACTTGATTGTCTATTATAGACGTCAATTGATCTGGAATTCTTGGTATTTTATTTATTGGTGGTGTTAACATGTTATTTATCTAAATAATGATTTTTACTATTTATATTTCCTAATTTTTCACGTAATGTAAAAAGTTTGTCTAATTGAATTGGAATAGAAGTTATACCAGCTGGTGTATATACTACGCCGGCGACTATTATATTTATTAGCTCAGACAAAATATTTTTTAATTCATCCCCTTTTACTAACGGATGGTTTGCTGATTCTGACCCTATTCTTAAATCTGGTGTATTTAATGTTATTCGATTTGGCGTATCTAATATAATAGAATCAGATTTAGCTCGTAATATAATTCTATTTGCATCACCAATTAATTGAGATGTATTAAAATCATTTAATGATCTAGATTTTGTTAATCCTGTTGATAATGAAATTGTATCTAATTTTTGAGTAGATGTTAAATATATTGAAGCATGATCATTATCAAATGATTCTACTATAAATTCTTTGTTTGGTTTATTGGAACGGCCATTTGATATAATAATTATAGGATCTCCATTCTCATTTCCTGACCATGACGGTGCAATTGTATAATTATTTTCCTTTACTGTACTTCCTAGTCTAATACTATTACTAAATCTTCCTTCTACTAATAAATCTCCTTCATATGGTTGTAATGGAGAAATTTGTTTTTCTTCAAATGATTTTCCTAATGGTTGATTATAAACTTCATTTGGATCTTCTTGATCTCCACGTAATCTAGAAACGCCTGGTAATGCATTATTATTTATTGCAGATTGTATAGAGTATGCTGGTAAATAATACCATTGATTTCTTTTCTTCGAATTATTAGATTCTTGTTGTAATCCGCTAAATATAATAACATGTTCACCATTTAATGGTATTTGTTTAATATTTGGATTTGCTGGCCTAGCAGATAATATTCTTGATTCTAGTTCCCCATACGTTTGAACATCAATCTTAAATAAATTATCAACATGTTCTGTTGAATACTTATAAGTATCTTCATATGTATTAACTACTTCTGCAAATTTAAATGTAACTGTATTATTTAATGACATCGTTATTCTCCAAAGTAGATTTTACTTTTGATATTTTTTCTTTAATTTCTTTAGATTCTTGATCGATTTCATCAATTTCATTAGATAATTCTTCTTCGAAGTCTTTACTGGCCATATCTAATAACTGTTGTTTTTCATCATCACTTAATAGAGACGATTCTCCAGATATAGTTTGAGTAGTTGAAATATAACGTTGTGTAATAGCAGTTAGTTTTACTAAATGATCATCATTCTTTACTGCGACGTCTAGATATTCTTTAATTAATGGTACTATAATAGTAGCATCCGATGCATTTCTTATAAGAGGTTGTAATTGTGCTATAAGTTGATTTATTTGTCTATCTTTCTTTTTTGAATTATGATAAACATCAGACATTAAATCAGCAAAGCTTGTTCCTTTAAATAATTCTTCTTTAATATCCATAATAAGACCTTTTAATAATAAATATCAAAAAGGTAAATTCACAAATTCAGTTTTTTCATATTCAAGAAACTTTTCAGAATATATTTGTTTTAAAACTTTAATAACTCTAGTTATATTATTTGTTTGTAGCCCCGTACGCTCACGTATAAAGACATATAAAGCTTTTTTGTTATATTGCTCTATATTTTCTCTATTCTCAAATATATGAAGAATTGAGTCAGCAACATGTATGTCAGATTGATTTGAAAAAATAAAATTAATATTGTCATAACAATATTGTATATATGAATCCATGAATATTTTCAATGTTTCCTTCATTTCGTCATTATGCATTTCAGTTTGCACATTACGCTGTTCATCAACATTAATTGGCTCTGTCATTTTTTTTAATTTTGCATACCCTTTTTGATTTTCTGCAATTAAATAATTAAACGAAGTTCTAGTATAATATGAATAAGCTTTACCATGTTCTGGATTAAATTTATCTAGCCTCATTGTTAAATAAGTAACTAAATCAGTTTGTAAATCTTTAAAAGATGAATCGATATAATCACATTTCATTTTATTAATTAAATTTTCTGCTAATTTCATATAAGCAGGAAATATAAATCTTCTATAAATTCGTTCTTTTAATACTTGATTATCTGTACATCTATTATATGCGGATATTGAATATTCAGTTATTTTTGTCCAATATCTATTACTTGCTTTCTTTTTCCTTGGCATTAAATTCTTCCTGTAAATTTGTTACTACTTGTTTCAATTGACTAAATACAGTACCTGTTTCGTCATCTGCTTCAAATGCTCCCCTACTGTCTATATTATTTAATGCGTTATATGAATTTTCAATTTGATCATACATATATTGAGACATTTCTTCTAATTCTTCGATATATTCTTCTTGATCTGCAACCTTATCGGCTAATGATAATGCTCTCCATACAAAATATATAAGAGTTCCTGACATTAATATAATTGTTATTATTTCCATGATTAGTCGTTAAATGTTTTAAATATATCTGTTATTGATTTATCAATTTCTGGATTTTGTTCTGCTAAATTTTTAATAGCTGTTTTTTTAGTAGCTTTTGTTTTAGCACTAACTGGGTTAGGAGAATTATTTTTATATGATCTCCATCTTTCATATTCTATTTGAGATGCCATATGATCTGCATGATGTAATAACAATGGCAAATTAGTTTTTAATTTAGCTTGTGCTGATCTTGCAATAAAATATGGTTTATTAGCATCATCATATATACCATCATGTATCCTAATAGCTTGATATTCATTCCACGACATTTGAACTTGATATTTTTGAAGTAAATATATTGAAAGATCTGGTACCATTGTAAAAGGAATATTTTCATTATGCTTATACATTCTTCCCATATTCTTTCTATGCCAATCAGAAGTTTCTACTTGATATACTTCTCTTCCTTTGCCTGGAAATCCACATTTACCTAAATCATGATGCATTGCTGCAAACATCATTTCATTATATTCATAACCAGACATATCAGATCCCATACTTTCCCAAGAAGTATATAATTTTTCTGTACAATCCATAACTCTAAGTACATGATCAATATATCCTCCAGCAAATGCGTTATGATAATGAGCAACAGAAGATGCCGGCATCATTACGATCCTGTCTTCATATTCATCATATAATTTATTTAATTTTTCTGCTCTATCTGGAAATAAAGTATTAACTCTATTTCTATATTCATCCCAGTTGGATTTAATTTTTTCAGCTTCTAACATAACTTTTTATTTATTATAATAAATTATTTGGAATATTCCAATATACCTTCTGCCATTTTAAATGTGCAAGAAGAGCAGACAACTGATAATGATGTAGAAGCAACTTCTACCATATTAGTACAATCTTTACATCTACACTGTAATTTTTTTGTTATTGTACTTTTTTTAATTAATTTTCTCATGATATAACTTTTGTTTTTCCTGGACGAGGTATTTCCTCATCCTTGTAATGTAATCCTTCATTACCATTTTGACCTATAATATCCATTCTTTTTTCTGCATCGTCTTCGTCCCATATTTTTACATTTTCGAAATCAGCAGCATCAGATGGATGCGGAGGCCTAAAAGCATCCGGATTACTATTTTTTATAACTTGTTCTCCATATATATTTTCTTTTGTATCTGGAGTTAAAATATCAAAAGCTTTATTAGCTGCAATTAATAATACTACTGCTAATGGGTCAAATACAAATATAAAAATTAATATAAACCAATTTACTACTTGATTCATAGGTCTATCTAATAATTCAGAAACATATTTTAAAGGTCCAATTTCATTAGCTACTTCTGAATTAGATTGGAGATCTAAAACTTGTAAATCTAATTTAGTAACTGAGTCGGTAAAATTTTCAATTTTTGAAGATACTTTATCTCTTTGTGTTTTAAAGTCATTTAATTGACCTTGTAATACTTTTCTTGTTTTACTTGAAGTAGATGTAATAATTTGGCCAGTTTCTTTATCTCTCCATTGAACCTTATTATTAGATAGCCCTTTTGTTAATTCTGTAATAGAACTTGCTAATTGTGTTTTTTCAGAGGTATATCCATTTAATTGTTCATTATATCTAGATTTTTTCATTTCTATAACAGATATTTGTTTATCCATTACAAATAATTCATTCGCAGTTGTTTGATATGATGCTGTTAAAAATCCATATATACCTATAGATGTTATTAGCATTAATATAATAACAGCAGATGTTAAATATAATTTAAATAAAAAATTTATTTTTTTCCAAAAACGATGTAAATATGTTGCAGCAATTAATTTTGAAGCTTCTAATGTACCGGCCATGATAGCTACTGCGACTGCTTGTGCAGAAAATAATTTACTAATTCCGTATACACTATAATAAGCGGCACTCGATGCTAGAGCCAATGCCGCTATTAATACTAAATACGGAAATGATCGTTTCATGATTTTCTTAAATATCCAGCAGCTGCTTCCATTTTTTGTAAAGCAGATGATAAATTATGTAGTGCCGATTGGGTGTCTATTGTTTTATTTTCAACTCCACGACCAATTGTTCTAATAATATCAGCAGTATCGACTACTAAATCTAATACTTGCTCTTTATATACAAATTTTGACATTATAACCTTTCTTTTATATTGTTTATACTTCTTTTATATAAATATTAATTTACGTGAATTTACGCAAAAAATTTTGTTGTTTTTGGATTTCTTGTTCTAATTCTGGATTTTTATTTGACTTTTGGCTTCCTTTATTTGTTGATATGTTTTTTCCATTGCTAATCCCAATGTTATTCGTTGAGATAGATCCAGATCTTGTATCTGATATTGTATTGCTACCATTTCCAAAAATTTGTTCCCTTGTTCTATTATCAACTCGTTTCTTAGTTGTTGCATTTCTGGCGTTTCTAATAGCTTTTTTATCTTTTGAGGTTTCATAATCGATGGATCCGGCGTAATAACTTGAGTATTCTTTGATTTGAATACCACAAGGATACGTATACTTGCTCGTTTTAACCATGTAAGTAATTTTATCATTTGCTTCTAGTATTTTTTTAACAATCCCCCAACCAGATTCACCTAAAAATTCCCATTTAACAGTGTCACCAATTTTAAATTGTTGTTTTTTAAATATGTCTTGTACGTACTTTGGTAATTTCTTTTTTTTCATTCTTCAAATATTTCTACAGCTGTAATTTCAACTAAAAACCATAAATATCCATCTTTACGTAAAACGGTATCATGTTCGATAATATTTTTCCAAAATTCTATATTTTCATTTGGATCTTCTTTAACTAATCTTCGTACGTTAAATCTTTTATGCTGAAATTCTATTGTTGGTAGAAAACATAATGAGTTGGTAGGTCTCATATAACTTATTTTTTATTGTAACTTATTTAATTGTTAATCGCTTTGGTGCTCTATCTTTAGCATATGGAATAGTAATGGTTAATAATCCTTTATCCATTGTAGCATTTGCTTTTGTTAAATCTAATTCTTTAGATATTTTCCAAGCAAAGTCAAAAGCCCGTTTAGCAATTCCTTTGTGAATAAATTCACGCTTTGTTTCTATTTCTTTATCATATCGAATTCTTAACGTCTCTCCTTCAGTTAAAATTTCAATATCTGCTTTATCTTTTCCTACTGCGGCAATTTCAAACTGTATTCCATTATCAGTTGAAAATATATCAACTGGATAATTCATTTTATTTGATGTTACCGGTAAAAAAGATGATTTTTGATCGAAAAAGTTTTTCCAAACTAAATCGAAGTCATTGAATAATAGTGTTTCTTTAAAATGTGTCATTTTAAACCTCCTGTGTTTTATGGTTGCATTAGCTAACCGTTATTAATTTAATAAATTGAGACCTACCGTGACTCAATTATAACATAGATGATAAGTTCTACCTATGATTTTATAGACCCTTAGAAATCGAGTGATTTTGTCTGGTTTTAACATGTCCTCAATTTCCAAGTCTCTCGACAATAAATATCCGCAATCTAAAAAACGATTACGTATTTCTCTTGTAGCTTTTAAACTATTTGATTCTAATACTAAATTTTCATTATCAACTAAAACGTCAACTCTGTCAGTGCCATTAATAGATCCAACGTCATATGATTCTAATTCTGGAGTTGATTCGTCAGCTTCTAATTCATCAAAAAAGTTTTGAACTCCTTTTGCTAAATCTTCTGTGGAATAATTAATTGATTTTTTTGAAATATCATATAGATCTAAAAAATATTCAACTTTATCTGTAGTATCTAATGATTTGTAATAATTTAGCTCTGGTAAGCTAATAACAATATTTTCAAAAACATTATCCATTAAGTTGCTCAACATCAAATAATTCTTTAAAATGCATTGGAGCTAATTTTTTAATATATGATGCTTTAATATAAGCTTCATTTAAATTTTTAGCAGTAATATTTCCAATAGATTCTTTCAAATTATCAGATTTAAAAAAGTATTTATATTTATTCATATTTCTTTATTATAAATATAAACCTAGCTTATAAGATTTCATAATTGTATCATATGTATCATGAATTGTATTAGCTAATTTATTTATTTCATGTTTTCTTAAAGAAAATGGTGTATTAAATAATGTTATGTCTATAACATCTGTCTTTGATGGCTTTGAAAAGAATATATCGGTTACATATTGATCAACAGTACTTAAAGCTCCAATTAACTGCTTATACTTAACGGAAATTCTTTTTCTGTCTATTACCAATGTTCCAATAACAGTATTCATTGGATCATTACCAAAAGCATAGTTTGATAATTTTGGATTAATTTCAAAATCTAATTCTGACCATATTCTTCCATATCTTTCTTTGAAATTATCTGGTATAGCCCATGATTGATTAATAGTCTTAGTTATCATCATAATTTTCTTATTCTTTTTGTTATACGTTCTTTATTTAAATTCTTTTGTTCTTGAGACATTAATTGCTTTAACGGATGGGTACGATTAATATGCTGTTCGTGTTTAGCAGTTATACTAGCTTGTTCCCATGCTTTTAATTCAGTTGATGTATTATCTAATAAAAATGTTTCATTTAGATTGTCTTCATTCCACATTATATAGTATTCACCTAATGAATCTTGTACGCAATAAGAGCCAGGATATCTTTTCCTGACTCTTTTCTTTAGTTTGTCTATTTCTGGTAATTTTGGTCTTGCCATTATGCAATCATTATAGGAAGTTCTTCAAATTCTAACATGGCCTTGAACGGAATGGTAGTTTCGATACTATTAGAGTCAATTAGCTTGGTAGTTAATTCTCTGTTAATAAATGATTGCTTGGATGATTTTGCTGTATTCAGAAAGGATAATCCGGTCCTTCTTTCTAATAAAACATCATAAAAAGTTTGTTTTTTATGAATAAAGGGTCTCATTATGACACCTACTGAATGTTTTACTTCGTTTGCTTTCTTATTGATATACTCTGTAACAATTACTGTTTCTCCTTGATTATACATTATCTTATAATTTTAATGATTTTACTTGCAGACACCGCCTTTACTTCATATTCTAAGGTAGTAGATCCAAAATCTCCAACTACTTTAGCTTCTGCTTCGGTGACAGACATTGCTTCAACAAGATACATTTCAGTAACTTTCTTCATTTTGCCAGTAGAGTCATCTCTTAACTGGACTTTTGCGGTGTAATAACCCATGTTTATTAATTTTAATTGTTTATTATTTATTTTCTGCTACAGACTGCTTTCTATATTCAGTCACTAACTTTTTTACTTCTCCAATAGCTTTTCTTGCTCTGCCTTTAGCAGCTTTAGTTGAACCATTGTGATTTTCTTCAAATTCTACAAATAAATTTTTTATCTGATCGAATAATTCTTGTGATGTTGCCATAACTTTGTTTTTTCTTTTTTTATTTATTTAACTTACTATTATTATAATGAAAATATTTCATTATTCAAAGATTAAAATCCTGGAAATAAATTTGATATCCATTGATCATCATTTATTGATGGAACAATTAATGTAATAGTAGTATTATCGTCTGATATATGATAATACCAATTATCAATAACATTTGATTTTTCTTTTGAATTTCCTGGAGTATATGCTCCTAATTCATAATTAGAATTTAATAAAAATAAATATAATTCATTTGTATTATTAAAATTTAATAAAATATTTTTTATATTTTCTTCTAATGTATATGGTGAATTCTTTTTAATCCAATATTGGATTGTATAATTTTTATTTGGATATAATTCAGTTAATTCATTAGCTTTATCTACAGGATGTAAATAATTATCTGTAATTAATATTCCTGAATTATTATTATACGTAGAATATTCTGAAATTAAATTACTTGAAGAATTAATATATTGAGATGTTCCAATATTTACTATAAATATTGCTACTAATAATGCTATTTTTTTCATATTTCTTATTTTTTCTATATAATAAGAAATAAAAATTAAAAATCCAAGAAAAATATTACATTTGTCCAGATTGACCAGTTGTTGAGCTAGTGGATCCAAGACTTACACTACTCCTAGTTCCACCTGAGCCTCCCTTTTTACTAGGTCCAAATAATTTTGTTACTTTAGCTTCAAATGGTCCGGTTGTCCAATAACTATCGATAATGTTATGTAAACTAGATCCTGCGTTTACTGGTGCACCAAATTCTTGTAATTTAAGATCAACAAAAAGTTTGTTTCTAGATTTAAAAGTATCTGATAAAATTTTTGACATTGCTACAAGATCATCTGTTGCACTTTTACGCCATGGAGTTGAGAAAAATGATTTACCAACTTGTGAATCAGGCTTCATTTTTTGACCTTTGTATTTATTAATAAATGAAGCTACTGCAGTTTTTAAAGGTTGTCCTAAAGCTATCATTTCTGAATTTTTTAAAAGACTTCGATCTTTAAGACTTGGAAAAAATGCTGGGGAAGTTGCTACATCGCCAGATTCGTAACTATAATTAGTACTAATTGCAAAATCTCTGGATTCTAAGAATTCTTTTGTTGCAACACCGGCTTGTATCATAGCATACGCTGATAATATAGCTCCAGAATTAATTTTTGTTACTTGTTGCATTGATGGATTAAATGATATTGTTTGAACTCCTGCTCTAGGACCATTCAGTCGTAAAACAACTGTTTTTGAACCTAATAGTTTTGTAGTTCCTTCATTTATTATTCTAGACAATAAATATATACCATTTCCAGAAGCTTCTGCTTGGCCAACTAATTGTCTTATTCTACCACCTGTTAATATTACAGTATTGGTTTGATTATTAATTAATATATTTCCAATTTGTAAATAATCATTTTCTGGTCTAGTTTTTGTTATATATTGAAATTGTTTTTTAAATGGACTTCCAGTCGATTGAATTGATTTGTTTTCCGGAGTGCTATTATCTCCTTGTATAGTCCCATGACTTTGTTGAAAACGTAAAAATGTATTTTTATTTGGAGCTGCAGCAGTATCGGTAGCTAGTATCATAATTCTACCTCCTGCTAATTTCTGCTCTGTTAATATGTCTTTTAATTTAATCATTGTTATCCTTGATGATGTTTGCCAATCTATTTTGCGATTTATAATAAATATAGGAACGATATACTTGTTTAGGTGTTAAACCAAAGTTATGAGATAGGTTATCAAGGATATCTGCAACCAAATGCTCCTTTTCCATGTCATTTTTCACTTTTTCGCCTAAAACTTGGATAATTTTCTCTAAATATCCTACGTAACCGCTTGGTAACCGCTTCAATGTTCTTGATTTGCCGGTATAAACCTTACTTTTTTTCTTTTTTTTTGATTTTTTTGCTTCTGACACTATATTTTTAGCTAATCTTTGAACACTTTCTTCAGCTACTGCTGGTTCTGGTGCGCCGCCCGCAGCATCATCGCCTTCCGGTTCTTTAATTCCTTCTAAATCCTTTAAAGGTATATTCAATTGAATGGTATAATCAGTGTTTCTGGAGTATCCACCATAAGGAACTATGGAAATTGTCTTATTTCTTAGCAAACTATTCAATACAGGAGGCGTTAAGTTGAAATCCTTACCGCTTCTATTAAGAAATTCACGGATTCCTATCATATTTTTAGCATATAATATGCCTAAACTGGTTGCTCCTAGCTTTGTGAATGTAGCAAGAAACTTTTCTTCTTCTGGTGAAAACAATGTTGTTTCAATTGTTTGCTCAGACAAGCTTTCTAATAGATGTTCTCGTATAATATTTCTTAATATTGACTCGTTCATATCTCTTTTGATTCAGCTAAACAAGCAGTTCTGTATTGCGAAGCTAATTTTTTTATCTCACCAATAGCTTTTCTTGCTCTAACACCAGCTGCTTTTACTTTTTTATCATTAAATCTTACATGATTTTCCATAAATATATCCCATTGATCCTCAATTTTCATATATATTTCTATCGATGTCATATTATATACCTTTATTATTTAATATAAATATTGTATTATTACTTTTCCATGGAAATTCTGTCTGCAAATATATCTACATGTTCTTGTATATGAATTCGTCTGCTAGTTTTTAACTTTACAATTGTTATTTCTGAATTATCACCACTATAAAATGATGTTATATGATTAGTATTTATATACTCTGCAGAATTATTATTTTTTACGACTTTTATAAACTTCATATTTTCTTATTGGATATTCTGTAACTGATTGATCATTGGGAAATAATAAATTTGGTCCATTTGGAACTCCTATTTGTTTTTCGCCGCTTTGATCTCCTATTATTAATAATATATGTTCTATTTCCTTGCCTGTTCTAGGATCAGGTTGCATTGTAATTTGATTATTTGGTATTCTTGTTATTCTACCAGGATATTCCCATTGTCCAAGATGTGATTCAACTATTTCTTGATTAGGAATGCTTTTTAATATATTTTCTAGTTTAATCATTTGAATATTGCACTTCTTGTTCCTTGTATAGGATTTGTTTTAGTTGGAACACATCCTATAGATTTAATATAATCTTGAATTAGTTTAACAGTCATTGTTTCTATTAATGTATCCATTAAATTATTTATTTCTTTTTTATATGCATCATCTTTTAAATATCGATACGCTGGAGGTGGGCCTTCTAAAGGGGGAGTAAAAATACGTCGTCTTAAATTATATAAATTTTTTGGGGATATATAGTTCAACTCATCATGAAATTTTGTAATTGTTTGTAATTTACGACTAATCTTATAATAATATTTTGAATCAGCAAATAAACTTTGTTTATGTTTGTTTATAAAATTTTCATATTTTTTATCGCCTGACGGATTATTTGTACAAGTAATATATTTTCCAACTCGTTTAGATATATTAAATTTATTATCATCAGTAGTAACTAATTCTATTCCTGGAAAATATGTTCCGGTTGGAGCTGTTACTGTACAATTAGTAATTTTAGATATTTTGGCAATTATACTTGGATCTTCAGCTACACTACATCCTCCCAGAAATATTTTTGTATTAGAATTGCAATATTGAGATAACACTTTCCAAAATTCTGTAGCAGCACCTCCGCCAGAACTATACATTATACCATAATTAAATCTACCACACCCAGTACGATGAGATACTATGGTAACAGATTCTAATTTTCCAGAAACTAATGCACCAGCTATTGCTAATTTTTTAATCTCATTAGTAACAGCTGAAGTACTCATATTATTAGTTACTACTATGTCGATTGCTCCTATTTTTTTAAGAAAAGAAGATAAATATTTTTCGCCTTTTGTCTGCCACTTTTCTATGTTTGTTTGATTCCAATTTTCTTGATTAGGCTGACCAATAAATAAATTTGTAATTTTAGATGATTGTTCTGTTAACTTAGGAGTATTGTTATGTCCACATTTGTGACACATATATAAATCATCTCCGCCATCTTTTATATCCCAACTCCAATTGCAATTATCACATACAATTTTGTTTCCTACTATTGATTCGGTTAATATATTTTTAAGCTTAATCATTTTTTTGTAGTAGTTTTACCCCAATTCTTAGCGCCTTTTTTTCTGCATTTAACTAGAGCTTGAGACGCTCGAGCAGACGGCCATACATCATACCTAGATTTTACTTTATGATAACAAGCATCTCTTTTAGCTTTTTTCTTTTTCTCTTCTATAGGAGTTATGACTTCAGCTTTTTTAGTTCGCTTACCCATTCCAACTCTACGCTTTTTAGCAACTTCTTTTTTCTTATCAACTTGACTCCAAGTCTTTGGACTTTTTTTAGAAACTTTTTTAGATGGACGACATTTAACTACTCCTTTAGATTTAGAACTACCACATGGATTTCCATTCTGATCTGTCCATTTTTCTTTTGCCCATCGTCTTAAGTCTTCGTCAATGTCTTTTTCATACATTCTCATTTGGTCTGGATCTGAAAATCCTTCGTCAGGTAATTTAGATTCTTTTTTAACACAATTAGGAACACGTTTTCCGTATTTTTCTTTGGTGCCTTTTTTCTCAAATCCTTTCCAGCAACGGGTACCTTCACTTAATAATATGTCTTTGAGTTTGATCATTTTATATAAATATTACTTATAATGAATTCATAGTTGTATCTTCATGTTTACACTTTGGACATGTTTCATTAACAAAATATCCTTTAGTAAACCATTTATTTTTGCACTTCCCGCACAGTATGTATGTAAGGATAGTAGTAAACCTTGTATGTTTCATAATGTTATGTTTCTAGATTAGTTTTATCTTTTAAATCCTGCAGGAGAGATTTTTGGAAATTCTTGTAAGATAAAACCACGTATAAATTCTAATTGATGAAGTAACTGGTCCAGTATAGCAACAGCATTTTCTATCATTCCGGAGTTGATACTCGAATCGATTTGATTGTCATACCATAATAATTGTTCAAATTCAATTGAATCGGAAGCATCCATTTCAGAATTAACATAATCAAATATTGTTTCAGCAACTTCGTCGTCGCTTATTTGTCTTGTATGTAATTCGTCTTGGATATCTATTGCTACTTTCTCCATTTCATTTAATATTTCAGATGCATTTTGTTTTACTTCATCAGGCGCATCTGAATTCATTATTTGCTCAGCATACCCTGATATAGCAGTTTTTGTATTACCTGCTTCAAAGTTATTGAAAAACTTAGCAAATTCCTGACGTGTTTTACGTCCAATGTTTTTTTGTTTAGGAGTTCCTGGAATTTGGAATCCTATTTGTTCTATTAATATGTCTTTGAGTTTGATCAAAGTTCTATACCAAAGTTTAGTATCATTATTTTTATTTTAGGTGAAGTTACTATTTCTAATACGGTAATTTTACCTAATCTAATATTAACTTCAAATACGTTTTTCTTGTTATATGCTTTCCAGCCGTTTATCCAATTCATTCTGTAGTTCCCCATTGTTTTAACGTATCCATTTTTGCAGCATCAGCATCTTGTTTATCTTGGGAAAATTTATCATCTTCAATTTTAACCTTTTCCCAATGTTCTTCCGCATCTGGATTTAATATTACTTTGACATTGCCAAATCTTCGTTTGGTTCTTTCTTTCCAATTTTCTAATGACTTCATATCTGCAACAATTGATGATGTATCATTTGGATTAGGAAAACTTAATCCGTCTTTATAATACGGGCCTTCTTTGCCGTCTGGCTGCATTCTATTAAAATGAACATCATTATAATAATCTTTAACTCTAAACATTTTTACAAGATCATCAAATTTCAATTGATCTAATTGTACTTCTTTGTAATTTAAGTTAACAGTTCCGCTAGCTCCACCAGGCATTGGATTACCTGTCATTGGATCTCTATCTAATCCTTGTGCTAGATCTGTCATAGATGCATCAGGGAGTTGTTGTTCTTTAACTTTACCAGCACCAAACCCAAATCCTAAATATTTTTCCGATAATAGTGATTTTAATTTAATCATGATTTTTTCTTTTATATATAAATATAAGGTTAGTACGTTAGTACGCCCTTACAGGTCATACTTATTATAGATCCTCGTTAGGCCACCAATTATCCCACTCATCCTCCATTACGCTTCCTAAATTCTTCAAGTAAATATACTATGATCATCGGCCATAGCAGCAAATTAAATATAACGGTTGGGGTATCCATTTCCTCGTCCGGAAGTGTGTAAAGTGAATATTCTAGTATTATAATCCAAATTAACCCAATTCCCAAGTATATTCCTATTCCAGTTAACATTTAAAATAAATATTATTTACGGCGAAGTTTTAGCAGAAGGTATACATTGCTATATATAATAGCAGAAAGAATTAACGCAGCATATATAACTACGTTATTGATATAAGGCTTAGACAACAGCGTAAATGCTCCTAAAGCGAACATCTTAACCCCTAATGATCCGTATACCAATCCAAACCCTAAACGAGGAAATTTCGCATATAAGAGCAATACGCTGCGGGTTATACCTAATATGAAGCTGGATGCTATTATCCCGTATATTAAAGAGTCTATCATGTTTATATATATTATACTGAAATAATGGATATTATCAAAGAAATATGAGCCTTTTATTTGTTGCGATACTTTAAAGTGATTCCGTATAAACACAGAATCGATATATCGAGATGGAACTTTAAATATTACGTGCGCTAGAATGTATATACGCTGTATATCTAATAAAGAGCACCTATATAGCAAAAAATCTATGCTCACAATAAAAATAGGTATAACACCTCCTTCTAGAAGCGGAGGGAGGGGGGCGTTAATGAAACCCTCCCCTACCCCCCCTTTAACCCCCTATTTGCCCCACCCTCCCCCTTGTTCTACCCCATGGACCCTTAACCCCTCCCTATACCCTCGAAACGTAGAATAGACCCGGGGTCTTATTAAAAGGAGTCCCGAGTCTATCCTTGCCCTGGCTTATGACTTATATATAATATAGTCCAGGCGTCTTGTTATAATATATGTTAAGCGGCTTTCTCTATATGAGTATAGTCTTTACCTTCTACGTCTTGTTTAATATAGAAGAACGAATCAATACTATCATAATGTATTCTACCTCTCGTCTTCTTACCGAACATGTCGTGCTTATAATAGTCTAAACTATTCTCTCCTATACGTCTCACTACTACTAAGTCCGTAGGAATATACTCTCCTGTCTTGCTATGTATATGATGTCTATGCAATGTCATGAAACCATCTTTGCTTGTCTCTATATTATATACATCCTCTGTATAACTTCTGAATGTCTTTTTAAACTTGAAATACATTCCTGCTTCTATATTTTCTTTTATCTTCATATCCGTTTATTTATTTAATTTTACGTTACCAATATTCTCTGCTAAATTTTGAAGAGCTTCGTCTTCAGTCATGTTCCATCGGCTCATTAAGAAGTCTACTAACTCTTGGCCTACTAATTGTTTTTCATTGCTCATATCTCTTATTTTTTATTTATATAAATATAAGGCAAATAATCCG